ATGAGCATTGGCTCAATACCTATTTCAGAAATTACAGCCCTTCAAATTTTAGATGCATGTAGATTGTATGAAAATCAAGGGAAATTTGACTCAGCAAAAAGGATGCGTTCTAAAGCCAGTCAGGTTTTTAAGTACGCTATTGTGCTTGGACTTTGCCAATTCAATATAGCTGATCAGATAACTGGAATTTTAAAATCTGGTGAAGTAAATCACTACGCTGCAATAACTGAAGAAAAACGGTTGGGAAAATTACTTTTAGATTTGTCAGAACCTAGTATATATGGATCAATTATTGCCTATTATGCCTTATTAATTTTACCTTATGTGTTCGTTCGTCCTGGTGAGTTACGTTGGGCAAAATGGGCCGACATTGATTTAGAAAAGGGTATATGGGCATATACGCCACCAAAAACGCAAAATAAGACGCACCTTGAACATATAGTTCCTCTAGCAACACAGGTAATTGAATGGTTTAGAAAACTTCACACCCTAACCGGTTCAAGAGAATATGTTTTCGCGTCAATGACAAAAGGTAAATTAGTTATTAGTGAATCTACAATGAACAAAAGACTAAAAACTTTTGGATTTGCTAATGGCGAGACGACAGGTCATGGATTGCGTGCAACTGCACGTACTTTATTAGATGAAGTGCTTCATTATCCGATTGAGCGAATAGAGCAACAGCTTGCTCACCAAGTAAAAGATATGCATGGTAGAGCCTACAACCGTACGAAATATTTAAAAGAACGTACTGAAATGATGCAGGCTTGGGCCGATTATTTGGATAAGTTAAGAGAAGATGCAAGATTAGACTATAGTAATTAATATAAAGAAGGCCTTATTTAATTAAGGCCTGAATTTTTTTCTTTGTATTGTTCGTAAAGTTCAGTGGGAAGTTCAACACGGGTAGAGCCGCCCAACTTAACTTTCTTTAATTGACCTGAATCAAACATTCTATAAATAGTTGTTTTTGATAGGTCAGTGACTTGCATAGTTTGGCTGACAGTTAATAACATTTCACTGCTCCTTACTTTCTGACTTATTCCAATTTTCTAACCTAGTTTCATAAGCATCTTTCGCTTCAATCAAAAGCCAGCCTTTCTTTCAACGCATTCTTCAAGTCACTAATTTTTACAGAGTTAGGCATTTTGTGTGAATAATAACTACCAGTTGATTCACTGTAATGTTCTGCATTATTAACTACATTATTTATCACTCTTGTGGCTTTGCCTATTCCAAACAAGCCTATGAATCTATATGCGTTCATCCCTCAGCTCCCAATTCGCTTGCATAGATTGTTTGAATAACTTCACCAGTATTGACGTCTTTAATTTCAACTGGCAATTTATATCCCATTCGCTTGTGTAGGCTTAAAAGACGGTCAATAACAATCTGAATGCTTTTAACATTGTGAAATTTAAACACGGCATGAAGTTCTTCATCGTTAGCTATACGATTAGATTGATTATCCTTACCAATTACACCACCACCATTCTTGCCAAGCATCAATGCATATGATCCTTGATAAATACCCTCCATTACATCAATGTCACCATATCCAAACGTGAGAATCGGCACCGCCTGAGCTTTGGCTTTTTCTAACTCCTGATTTCTGCCTACTGCCATAAAATATTGAGCAATTTCCCAAGCCAATGCTGTAGAGCCTTTTTCATAGTGACCATCTTCGCGCTTGTCTAAGTAATAGCACTTAGCATCTGCCCAATACTCAAAAGCCTCTCTTTCCTTATTCAAATCTGTCATCTTTAGGCCCTCAAACGTTAAACCAAAGTACCGGCTGGCAACCTTTATCCTGTGATGCTGCTTCACGGTAATAGTCGTAATAACTTTTACGTTCTCGGTTTCCGCTATCATCATTTTTAACGGTCTGCTTTTTTGTATATATCGGCAGAACATAAATTAATGTGAAGGAGTTCTTTTAGAAATTCTTCTTCTGATACCCCATAAATATCGACAATTGGTCCATAAGTTCTACAAAATTCTAGTACATCACCTGGTGTACGGCCAACATAATAGGCATCTTCATCAACCATATAGAAATGATAGCCGTTAATAATTACGTCTTCTTCTGTAGAGATACGGCGTTCAACCTCACTCAAATTTTTAATAAGTGCGTTTTTGCAATGAAGTCTTTGAATTACTCGACTTCCATCCGCCGTTAAGCAATGAATTACTGACTCACACCCATCAGATGTGTATTCCTGAAAATGATGAACGCTATATATTCCATTTTGGAAATGTCCATGCCCATCGACTTGCCACCCATCAAGAGATTTAACGTTATTCATGCTATTTCTCCCGACTTCACACTTTTCATTAATTGCGCTTTGATATCATGCAACTGAGCTTTTGATAGCTTTTGTAAATGCTGGAACTTATTATTTAAGTTCTTCAATTCTTTCAATTGATCAGCAGAATCAATGGTTCCAATTAATCGTTCTGGTGCTATCAAAATTGGTTTGCCATTTTCAACATCCGTACAAGAATAAAAACCTCTTGTTGTATCAACGATTTTCAGCAATTTCGGCACAATAATGCAGTTCGAATATTTAGAGCGAACAACAGCAAATTTGCCTATTAATGCCTTATTTAGCTTCGCTTGGTGTTTGTTTTGTACTGTTTGAGAATTAATTTTCTTGTTCATATCAAAGCACCTGAATAGTTTTGCGAAAAGCTTCGACTACTTGACGAATGGCCGATTCAGTGGACCAAATGCCGTTACGGAAACGTTTCTTTTCTATTGATAAATCTTCCCATGTAGCTTGACAGAATCCATTTTCCCAATCTGGACGCAGATAAAAATATGGAGTTTTTACCATTGGTTCTTTTTGTTAATGGAGCTGGTACTTCAATACCATTAATTAGAAATTGATTAGGTTTAATACGGAATTTAAAACTTTTTGAAAGCACTGGATTTAATAAAAAGTTAAAATCCCACTGGGCTATATCAATATCTTTCCATTCCGACCAACTTTCAGGTGTGTCTACATCAAAATATTTAGCTTGAACGTTTTTGCCTTCACCAATAGCAAAATAAGCTTCTTTACCTGTAATTAAACCTTCTTCAAGAGATAAAGAGTTCTTAGCAACTAGCCCTTGTGTTTTTATAGTTACCGATCGGCTTTTATCCCAACCTTTTAATGTTCTGTCGAAAACATAGAAGACATCATCAAATGTTTTATACAGATTCAAATAACCCTGGCTTGATGAAATAAATAAACTGTAATTTCCATCATTTGGATCTTTGCGATTCAACACAACCATATCTTTTAACTGATTTGGGTAGATTTCTTTTGCATCACCATCAAAACCGCAAAAATATTCATGATCTTGTGGGCGGATATATAAAGAAATTGGATAGGTAAAAGGGTGCTCTATTCTTGCTTCATTAATAAAGTTCCATTTAAAACCTATACTGATTAATAGCTTTTGAATTTCTTCACTGTCTAGAGCGCTTGCAATATCCAATTTATAAATTGTGAATTTATCCATGAACCGGCTCCTTTAATTTAACTACAAAATCAACGGTTGGGGCAGGGATAAATACAGAAGGTGGAAGGTCCACAGCTAGGCCAGCCCGTTTAATTAATTCCCAAACGAGTTTTCCTTCTTCTGTGATTCGCATACAACCATAGATTTTATCATGTGCTTCTTCTTGTGGTACTTGTTCAATTAAGCCTTTCTCTACAAGCACCTGAGAGCTACGGGAAGGGGTGTAAATAAACTGCTCATGACAAGCATAAAATTTCAAGCAATCGATCTGGCGGCGGCTTAGGTTTAAGTTAAAAGCGCCACTAGTGACATAATCCACAAAAGCGTTATTTACTGTATTCATTGTGATTTCCAAATTAAATTTTAATCTCTGTCTATGCAGCGGTAGCCGTTGAAATTGAATGTCACCCAGCGCTTACAATCGCCTAATGGGTAATAAACATATTCAGGACCACTGAAAATAGATTTAGATTTACGTGCCTGTTTTGCCTTCTCAGTTACATAGCTTTTTTTTGCTTGATGGTTGAGAGACGGTTATTTTTGAGCTGGTAAAAGTGCGTTTAATTGAAGTTCTAACTCCTGCCGTAGAGCTTTTTGCTTCCGCTTCTTTTGTGCAGCTTGTAATGATCAGTACACAGAAAATTAAACTTAATAATTTCATTTACTAATCCAAGTTAATTTATAAAAATCCCCTAATCGGCAGATGGTGGGGAACCCATCAAGGAAACGGTTGCCTAACGATTTCACTTCCTAGTTACTCATTCACGCTAAAACCTGCATGTTTCAACGGTTGATAAGAGGCCTATCTTTTCACTATTTCTACATCGTCTAAGTAGTTACAGGCTGATCCACCATGCTTACAGCCAAGCAAACATCCTTGTTAGTGCACGTAAGAACCTTTAAACAGTGCCTTCCAAAATAGTGACAGCTGTGTTTACACCAGGAAGCAAAGTTGTAACTTCTTGATCATTTACGATTTGAGTGACTTCTTTTCCGTTACGGATGTAGTCAATGGTATCTTCCATTGATTTTTCGATAGCTTTTTCAAGCTGGTCTAAGTCATACCAGAAGGAGATATTGCCGCTGTTAATGCGATAACGGAAACGTGCTGTAAGTAAGTAAGCGCTGCCGCCACGGTGAACCTGAACACCAAATTTAATAGTTTCAGGAATTTTTAATTTACCTTCACGGCCCGCAGTGGCTTCAATGGTTTCGTTATAAGTAAGAGTTACTTCACCGTTGTTTGTACGAACGCCAGATTTAAAGTCAACTTTAGTGTTAGCAGATAAGGTTTGAACAATTTCATAAAGTTCAGCAGCAACAGGTTCTGCAATATGAGGCATGATGTCCTCAAGTAATAATGCAAACTCTGTTTGAGTGAATTTTTACCAGAACTTTCTTCAATTTTTTTAAATTCAGTTGTTTTATCAACGATGAAATTTGCAATGTGTCCACAATGACGTTGGTTGGCATTGCTGTTATATACGCTCACAGGCGAAGCTTCATGATAATCAAGTACAGCTTTAAGACGACCATTTAACACATCAACAAAAATGATAGAGTTTTGGTCACAAAAGCGATTTACATAACCAATAAAGTCTTTAGCTGTATGCAAAGATACGCTTTGTTTTAGATTTATTGGACGCTCAAGGAGTTCTGGAAACGTGTTGACTTTACTGCCTTCAGGAACCACAACAAAAGGTAGTGCACCAGTTGTTTTTTGAACTGTTGCTAAACTTGCTTGACCAAGTTTGTAAGCTGTTTCAATGTTATTGTTAAGTTCGGTCATGAGACACCTGTATTAGTTAAGAGTTTTGAAAGTTTGTTTTTGGTCAGTTGGAATTGATTTCAAATCAACTGGACCAGATTCAGAAACTTGTTCAAGTTTCAGTTTTTGTTGACGAGGGTCTTCACGTACTAATTGCTGATCGCCGTCAGTGAAAAGAACAGTAGGTTCTTTATCAAACTTAGGTAATGTGGATTTCACATCATCCATAATCTTGTAGGTGCCACGGCCATTAGGCTTAATCGTCAAAGTAACGGTTACTTTTGAAACTTTACCCGTGTCGTTTGACGCTTGGAGAGCTTCAGAAAGAAGGTCATCAAGCTGGGCTAAAGTGTCGCCGTGTTGCAAGTTGCCAAGTGTTTGGCAAAAGAAGTCTTTTTAGCTGTCATGTCATTAACTCCAATAACTGCTATTTCAATATTTTGTGGTGTTGAAGCTTCTTGCGTAACGTCCCACGGTTTATACCGAGCACTTCAGCAGCTTCTGTTTGATTACCGCAGGTCTGAATCAACACTGCATTGAGCAATGGCTTTTCAAATTTATCGAGAGCAACTTGATAGGCTTTGCCGTAGTTGTTATTAAAAAATTCAACTGGCAAGCTAGAAACTTCATTTTCTTGTGGTTGAGAAATTGTCATTCTTCATCTTCCTCTTCATCAGATGAGTAGCCTTTTAGCTCTAAAGCTAAGGCATCTTTGTCTTCAGGAAGCGAAGCACGGTCACTTTGTAGTTCACCATCTTTGTATTCTTTGATAAACCAAAAGTTATAGCCTTCATCGAATGCTTTAACTGTGCATGTAAGTTTGAATTGAGCAATCCACTTTTCTAAAACAGGAGTAGGGCTTGCCCATGCGCTATCAAATTGGATAACGTTTTCTGAAACTGAAATATCGTAGGCATTCCACTTAGTTCCCCAGTTTTCATTTGACCATTCATACCAAGTTTTATGACCATAGGTATCAACGTTTGAAATAACTGTTTGACCGAGTTTTAAAAGCTCTTCACGTTTTTCTTGAGATTCACCAACATAGCCATAAGCCCGTTCTAAATCTCTTTTTGCTGTTTCACTTTTTGTATCAAACCAACCATCTTCATAATATTTGTCAATTTGATCTTGGCTAAGCTCAGATTTCTCACCATTTGCTAATGCATAGGCAAGGGCAAAATCTGTAATTGAACCAGACCCAATATGAAGAGAGTCAGGCATTGGAATAATTTTTCCAAAATCAAAAGCTCTGTCATCACCTTTCATAAATGCCACTGCTTCCATTGCATTAGGTGAAGTAATTTCAATTTTATTAGTTACATGATTTGGCATGATTTAAACTCCCGCTGCCCATTTAGCCGCAAACACGCCACAGATGGCCCAAACTGCTAAACCAGCAGAAAGGAAGCTCAACATTTTTATGGTTGCAATAGCATTAGCTTTGACGCGTGCAGTCCATGGCACTTTTTGTTCTTCCGCCGTAGGGTGGCGGTGGAGAATCGGAGTCGTTTGACTCTGAATAGTTTTTGTTTCATAATCACCTCGTTAATTAAAAAAAGCTCTGCTTGTGTTTGGTCGCCTTGCAGGGCTTTTTTACTGTTTACGAGGTAAAATTTAGCAGCAGCTAAAACTTTTAGCAATACGTATTGCTAAAATAATTTACACTGATTTAGCAAATTGTTGATTTTGTATAAAATTTAGATATAAAAAAAGCCTGCATTTTTAGCAGGCTGTAAATTGTAATTTTTGTTTCTATATGTCACCACCTCTCCAAGCAAGGTGTGCAACTATTTGAATATTATCTAATTCTTCTTTGGTTAAATACTCATCAGGAAACAAATCTTTATTAGGATTATCACTCACAATCCTTAATCCGCCGTCTTTCACGATCTTAAACAGGCGTTTGATTCTTAATTCATTATTAGCAATAAAGGCATACACATTGCCAGTTATTACTTGTTGATAGGTTTTAATAGTAACGTTCGCTAAAAGGATGTTGTTGCTATCAATGGTCGGAGACATGCTTTCACCATCGCCAGTCATGACAGCAGAACAACCGAATTTAGGTGATATACCTTTGCTACGCAACCAAGACTCACGGAATACTAAACCACCCTTAATAAGCTCATTCTCATTTGTGTAACCTAAGCCACAAGCTCCTTTTACATCAAATTGAGGAACAAGAACAAAGTCAGAAGGGTCTACTGATTCAGTTAAAAATTCATTACCTAAATTACTGATATGGTTAGCACTTGGTCTAAGAATACCATTCTCCATAACACCGTCTTGAAGAACTGGTTCACCCATAGGCACATCAAAAGCATATGGTTTTAGCTTGAAAAATTCTTCAAGACTTCTTGCCTTAGTGTCATCTATAAATCTTTCTCCACTTTTAAGTTGAGAAATATAAGAGCCATTAGTAAGCCCCATTGCTTGAGCCATTTCTTTTTGGTTCTTATAACTATTGTCTGCCAACAGTTTGTCGACCATATAGACAAAGTTCTTTCGTCTGATTTCTTTAATTTCCATAGCCAACATAATTTATAAAACCATTTAGCAAATTGTAACTTTTTAGTAAAAAACTGCGAATTTATGTATTGCTAAAACTTTTAGCTACTGCTAAATTGTATGAAGAATTTAGCAATGAGTTTTAGCAATGCAGAAACTGACATTAAAACAATACTTCTCTTCTTTATCTGAAGAACAGCAAGTTTCTTTTGCCACGGCCTGCAAAACAACAACTGGGCAAATCAAACAAATCATGTATGGCAACCGCCCATGTAATCCAAGTTTAGCTATCGACATTGATCGGGAGAGTAAAGGGCAGGTTCGCTGTGATGACCTATGTCCTGATACTGATTTTGACTATTTACGCCGTACAACAAAGCAAAAGCGAACTGCTTAAACACATTATTCACGGTTAGCAAATGTGCGTAAACGTGAAAATTTTTGAGGATTCACATATGAGTGAAATTAATTTAAGCCGAGAAGCTCAAGCAGCTCTCTATAAAACGGTTCACCAGTCACCTGGTATTACGCCAACTGAAATTGCAGACATGTTGAGTGATTCACATAAAACAGTTTTGAACTATGCAAATCCAAATATGGAAAACCATTTGCCGAGCTTAAAGAAAGTCGAAGCAATGATTAATTACACACAAAACCCTGCACTCATCAAAGTTTGGGCGCATCAATTGGGCTTTGTATTAGTACCAGTGGGTTGTGACGGTGCGAAACACAATGAAATGTCAATTTTAGAAGCATTGCTTCAAAACAATGTTGCGAATGGCCTAGCTAATCAAAAAGATTGCTGAAGTTTTGGAAGACAACATTGTGACACCTCAAGAATACGAAGAGGCTCATGCAATTTTTCAAAAAATTATTGAGTGCGTTACGGCGGCAGATCAGGGACTTCAAAAGCTGGCAAAGCGCCGTATTCCCGTATCTGACTTAGAAAAGCAAAAAGCCTGATCGGCAAATCAGACTTTTTAGTATTTCATTTAATTTGGAAATCACAATGAATACAAAAACTAATCTATCACAACATCCTTGTGAAAACAAATGTTCGAAATTTAACGGCGAACAGTGCAGCACATGTTTAATTCAAGCAGTTGAAAAACGTGAGTTTGATTTAGGTTTAGCGCCTGATGCTGATTATGTAAAAACCCAATTCGCTGAAGGTGATTTTATTGTATTTACTAATCACATTAGAGATGAGGATGTATACCAAATCGATGCATTTCAACCAGCTGAATATTATTGGTTGACCACAGGTGAAATTGTTCACAAAGACAATATTCGTTTAGCTACTGATCTTGAGATTCAGACTAAACAGCGTACTCCGGTTGATGTTTTGAAGCATTTCAAACGTGCTCAAAAATCACAAAAGGAGGTTTCTTAAATGGAAAAGTTCACTTTTAACAATCTTGGTAAACACCAGAATGGTTGGGCTACTGTCTATATCGAGGCTAATAATACTTTTAGTAAATGTGGTGGTCGTATAACGGTGATATTTGAGGACTACATTGGTACAGCTTTTTTCAGCCATTGTGGAACAAATACTTTCGAAGAGTTCATTGCTAAAACTAGCTCTGGCTACTTGATGAATAAATTATTCAATAAGAATAATCAAATTCCAGATTCTATTTTCATAGAAAATGGTGATGAAATCATTGAACTTATTGAACGAGAAAAGCACGGAGAAATAAAGCTAGCACGAGAATATGGCGATAATTCTTTATCAAAAGATGCTTTAAGAAGTCTTCGAAATGCTTTATCTGGTGAACAATTTGATACAGCAGGTGAGCTATATCGTCACTTAGATGATGATGAGCAAGAAACAATGGATAGCTTGTTTGGTGAAGAGTGGGGATTTGATAGCTCGCTAAAAAAAGAAAAATCCGAACTATATTCACGTCAAATCAATGGTGGATTCAATCATTGCCGAGTTTAAGAAATTAAGCGAGGTGGTGGCATGAATTTAGCACTTTTTCCTAATGAATTGATCATTGATAACTTTGCAGGCGGCGGCGGTACTAGTACAGGCCTTGAAGCTGCATTTGGTCGTGCTGTTGATATCGCAATTAATCATGACCCAAAAGCTTTAGCGATGCACCGTGCTAACCATCCAGATACTAAGCATTATTGTGAATCTGTATGGGATGTTGACCCAATTGAAGCAACTCAGAATCAACCAGTAGGCCTTGTATGGCTTTCACCTGATTGCAAACACTTTAGTAAAGCTAAAGGTGGGAAACCAGTTGAAAAGAAAATAAGAGGTTTAGCTTGGATTGCTTTTGCGTTGGGCTGATTTAACCCGACCACGTGTGATCATGCTAGAAAATGTTGAAGAATTTAAAACGTGGGGCCGTTTAGCTGAAGATGGGAAACCTTGCCCTAAACATAAAGGTGAGACATTCCGTAGTTTTGTAAAGGCTTTGCGTTATCAAGGTTATGACGTTGAATGGCGTGAACTTAAAGCCTGTGATTATGGTTCGCCGACTACTAGAAAACGTTTTTTCTTATTGCACGCCGTGATGGCTTGCCTATTGTCTGGCCTAAACAAACACACGGCGACCCTGAATCTAAAGCGGTTTTAAGTGGAAAATTAAAACCATGGCGAACCGCAGCGGAATGTATTGATTGGTCTTTACCTTGCCCAAGTATTTTTACAAGACAAAAATCACTTGCTGATGCCACATTACGCCGTATTGCAACTGGAACAATGCGTTATGTCATAAACAATCCACGACCATTTATTGTTAAATCAAATCATGGTGGTGATGCTTTCCGTGGTCAAAAGATTGAATCTCCATTACAGGCAATGACAAGCAAAAATGGTTATGCAGTTGTAATGCCATTCTTAGCCGGCGCTGGTGGCCCGAAATATTCAGCAAAACCAACTTCTATTAAAAAACCGATTGGTACTTTAGTAGCTTCGGGAAATTACAAAGGAATTGTTGCGCCAGTTCTTACTGAATGTGCAAATGCTTCAACTCCGCGCTGTATGCCAGCAAATGAACCGTTAAGAACAATTTGTGCAGGAGTGAAGGGCGGGCATCATGCGCTTGTTTCTGCATTTTTAGCCAAAAATTACACTGGTGTAATTGGTAGTGATGCTGATAAGCCAATTCATACAATTACATCGAAAGATCATCACAGCATCGTAGCTAGTCACCTGGTCAAGCTCCGCAATAATAATATTGGTCATCGAGTAGATGAACCAATTCATACGATTACTTCAAGTGGTGCCCATTTTGCTGAAGTACGCGCATTTCTTACTGCTTTTTATGGAAATGAACGTGATGGTAACAGTATCGATGATCCGCTCCGCACCATCCCAACTAGAGACAGATTTGGTCTAGTTACTGTTGAAGGCCAAACATATGAAATCGCTGATATCGGTTTTCGTATGCTTCAACCTCATGAACTTTTTAAAGCTCAAGGTTTTCCAGATAACTACATTTTTAGTTATGGAATTGATGAGCATGGCAACACTGTAAAACTGACTAAAACAGAACAAACCCGCATGGTCGGTAATTCTGTATGCCCTCAACTTTCTGAAGCACTTGTGAGAGCTAATTTCTCACATGAAAAGAAATATCAGGGGGCAGCATGACTAATTTAAAGGCCCTACAAAGCCCCTTCAAAGGAGATAAATAACCGTGCGTGATTATGGGAAAGTCTCTCCACACTTTTGGACTGGTTCAACTGGCAAGAAATTACGCCAGTGTCCAGATTCAATTGTGGTGGCTATGTATTTAATGACATGTCCTCATGCAAACATGCTCGGCCTTTATTACATGCCACTTTTATATGTAGCTCATGAAACTGGTTTAGGCTCAGAAGGGGCTAAAAAGGGGCTTCAATGGGCATGTGATGCAGGATTTTGTAGTTATGACGAAGGCTCAGAAATGGTTTGGGTGCATGAAATGGCACGCTTCCAAGTGGCTGAATCATTAAAGGCTACAGATAACCGTTGTAAAGGCATTCAAAAGGATTATGACTCACTTCCTTCAAACCCTTATTTAGCAAGCTTTTACGATAAATATGCAGAAGCTTTTTGCATGACAAATAAACGTGAAGAAAAGGCAGTTTTTACCCAAGAAAATAAAGCCCCTAACAAGACCCTTCCAAGCCAAGAACAGGAGCAGGAGCAGGAACAAGAGAAATCTCTCTCTCAAGCGCCAGCGCAAAATTTTGAAGAGCCAGATGATTCTTGGAAACCAAACACAGAACACCTGAAAGCTATTTTGCAAAAATCAAAATACTCACAACGTGTTCAAGAAATCTTGTCTATGGATGATTACGAATTTCATTTGAGCAACTTCAATGCTCATCACGAAAATTCACGTTATCTCACTGACAACCAGAAACACAGCAAGTTTGCACAGTGGTTATTTGAAAAGTTCGAAAAATTAGAAACTCAAAAAGCCAAGCAAGCTAAACCAACAAATCAAGCCCAAGGTGGAAGCGTAAATCAGGCGTTTGATCAACAACAGCCTACCTACGATGAAAACGTGAAGCCCGTAAAATTGGGAGGTAATTTCGTATGAACGCAATGGCAAAATTTAGTTATCAATTTCCACAAGCAGAAAGCGTTTGTGAAATTCACAATCAACAAAAAGTTAGTTTAGGTGGTCGTGAAATCTGCCCAGCGTGCGCCGTGGAATTTACTGAAAAAAGTAACTCTGATTACAACAAAGATGTACAGCGCCGAGCATACAAAGCCCATATGTCTACTGGCATGTTACCAGAGCGTCACCAGAATTCTGGTTTTGGTAATTATGTTTGTGAATTACCTGGTCAAACCATTGCGTTTAACAATTGCGTTGAATATGCAGACCGGATCATGAAAAACAAAGTCACTAATCTTGTGATGGTTGGTAAGACTGGCACAGGTAAAACACATCTTGCATGTGCAACGGCGCGTACGCTGCTTAAAAACGGGAAAAAAGCCCGCTACATCACCAGCGAAGAAATTGCACAAAGAATTATGCAGGCTTGGGATAAAGACACGAAAGACGTGTCAGAAAAATCAGTAATTTATGATTTCTCTCAATATGACCTACTCATTGTTGATGAATACGGTTTGCATGACCGCGATAAGCGTAAAGAACTAGTACACAAGGTCCTATATGCACGCTATGACGCTGGCAAGCCAACTATGTTGATTTCAAATATGTCTTTGCATGACACAACTGACCGCATGGGCAAAGTAATTCATGGCCTTATTTCTGATTTGGGTGATCGCTTATGGTCCCGTTTTCAGCACGGCGGCTTAACTCAAGTGGAATGCGTTTGGGCAGATGCTCGTACAGGTGGTCAAGCATGAACATAAAATTAGAATTTGCTAAACGCGATTATTCAATGACTTATTCAAGTGTTACTCTTAAAATCAAAGAGACGGGAAGAACTTGAAAATGAGGTTGCTGAATGGCTAGCCCAAGGTAATGAAATACTGCCTTTTGAGAAAGATGAAAAAGAGAAAATCAAAATAAAACATGGTTCTGATAGCACCTATAAAAAAATGGGGTGCCGTTGTAAGACATGTGTCGATTGGGCTCGTTCAACAGGGCTTCTCATTACTGAACCTATGAAAGAAAAAAGTTAAGTTTGAAGATAAGCAAAGCCGTTTTGCAAAGCATCAACAAATGGTTATGCAGGTTTTTGTAGAAGCTCATGGTGAGTCTTGGGATTATCTTGCGGCTAGATCAGGTTACACCGTTACCGCACATCAATTACGCCGTATTTATGAAGGCCAATCTGAAGCAACCTTACTTGATTGGAATGTACTTAAAACAACACTTCACATTTTAGGTATTGCCGCATGAACCGCCGTATCAAGCAACGTCAACGCAATAACCGGAGTATTAGAGCTATGCAAAAATAATAAACAGAATTTCGAAGTTGGGCAGCGTGTTTATGTAGATTTTCTTTCATCTAATCGTGTTGAAACAGATGGAACACGAATTAGTGGGTTTGGTGTTTTGGATCGTGTAGAGCCTGACGGTTTTGTATGTGGTCGTCTAGACATCGGCCAGCCGTTTGGTTGCCATTCTCAATATGTACAACTTGAGACAAAGGTTATAGGTATTGATTTAGGTCAAGAACTTAAACCAACTACACCAGTAAAAACACGTGATTTTACGGTTACCGTTGTAGTGCCGGAGATAGATGGTCACTTGATGTTTGTTTTTTTGAAGGACATCAAAGGAAGAACAATTGGGCAAATTTCGCATTCACTAATCTTTTTCAAAATGGATTTGTTAGAGGGTTTAGATTCTCAAATTATGGCTGAGCATCATTACAAAGGTGGGTTGCCGATTTTAAGGGGCAATGATGAATAAATTAAGAGCAATATTTCTTTTTTTCGATATTAGTAATTGTTGCAGCTGTAGTTATAGGTTCAGACGTTTACAGAATCTTTGTTCTTAAGCATTGCGTGTACACATGCCAATCAAGGGATATTTGAGATGGATGAGTTTAAGAAAGAATTTCAAAAACATAAAGATGCCTTAATTAAGAGCTTGACTAACGCTGGTGAGTCGCACCGTATCTACATAATGCTGGAAAAGGTTAAAAGCAATGTACCTAGCTATAGGTATTACTTTGAAGCTGGTCAGCAGTCGCAGCAAGCGAAAGTGGAGGAGACAAACGCAAAAGCGCAAATGTGCCGAGACGAAAAGAATCATGCAATTAATCGCTGGTCATCAGTTTGTAAGGAACGTGACGATCTGAAAAAGCGGGTGGATGCGGCAAAGCATTATCTTGGAAATATATTCACAGGCAACTCAATTGAAGATGAATGCCACTTAAAAGACCTATTGGATATTCTAGACGGGAAGATTGTTGAAGAGTTAGAGCAAGCGCTCAAGGGGGGAATGCGAACACGTTTCAGATGGCAGTCATCTACTCAGCAACCCACCTAAAACTAAATGTATTAAGTGTGGGGAATTCTTCAATACAAGAGACTTGGAGGAGCCAAACTAATGAAATACCTAATTCCATTACTCATCATTTTATTGGTCGTGTCCTTACTTTGGGATCGCCACTTTACTGAATTACGCCTTGAGAAATGTGCCAAAAGCAATGCCCAAGTTGTCATGGTTTATGGTAAGGCTAGAGCTTGTCCATTAGGAGAGTACTAATGGATAAACATCAGCAAGTTAATTCAGTCTTTCTTATTTGCAACGCAATTCTTTTTGCAGAATTTAAAACAACGAGTTCTGGAATTTTTTTACTAATTTCCGCTGTTTGGTTAGTGGTATCAGTTATGAGGGCTAAATAAATGAGTGCATTCGATAAACAAGAAGGTGGTGACCACTATAAAAAATTAGCTATTGGGCCAACGGAATATTCTTTGGCGAATGGTTTAGATGCTGGACAGTCCGCAATCATTAAATATGTGACCCGTTTTAAAGATAAAAATGGTCTACAAGATTTGAAGAAAGCCCGCCACACAATTGATTTACTAATTGAACATTACTATCCAGAAGATTCTGGTGATGTTCCGTTAGCAATTTTAGAAGCAACACAAAATAAGCCTGAATCTCACAAACTGTTAAGCCAAGGAGGTTTTGTCAATGACGATGCATGTGCACGAAAGCCAACTACCTTCCTTAATCGTAATCGGTGATCAGTATGAATAAACCTAAATGGGGAAGTTACCGTTTACCTGTCATAAAAAAATGCAGATGGTAAGAAAAGAGTTATTAAGGACCCAGCACCTAAACTGCCAGCATATCTAATTAAGGGTAAAACCTATGAATGTGCTGGGGGTGAATTGCTTAATTGCAGTATTAACATCATCCCGCCGTCAATCAATAACTATTGGTTAGATTCAGGCAAAGCCCAAAAGCGTTTAAGCAAACGTGCATATCATTTTATTGAAGTAATGAAGCGTTTTGTCCAGCCGATTCAATTTATGGGTGATGTGCGTGTAGTCGTTGATTACTACATGCCGGATAACAAAATTCGTGACATCGACAATATTTTAAAACCTTGCCTAGATGCCCTCACTAAGTGCGGGCTCATTGGTGATGACTCACAAGTTAAAAGCTTAACAGTAAATGCTTGCCCTCAAGTTAAAGGCGGGCAGCTTGATATTTGTGTTAGTAAATTAAACGGTTAATTAAAGGTGAACGTATGAGCAAATTGACAAATCTTGAATGGCTAGGTCAGCACATGCGTGCCAAGACACCAAATTATGAACAAGTGTGTTCAAGTAGTACCGATGATGTTGCAGCATGGGAAGTGCGTTGTGCTGCTTTTGAAAATATTGAAACTCGATTAGCTAAGGCGCTTGCTTCCAGTTTATGTTTGGGGGCATAAGGCGCAGCTTGAATATTTATATGTACAAGAGCATTTGGCTAATATCATGGTTCGCGCAGCTGAAGAGAAAAAACCAGAAGCCTAATATTATTGGTTTAGAAAAGTTGGCTGAGTTGATTGCTCGTCTTGTTCTTGATTTTGAAATTGACCCAAATCTAAATGATGTTTTCACAAGTAAAGGCCGATTATATTACGCAGGCATAGCCGCTCACCATTTAACGTATGACGCATACCGAAAAACATGGAAGGACTACGAAAAGCTTATGGAAGTAGCATTAGTAAATGCTCGTTGGGAAATAGAAAACGGCATTGGGGAATATAGAAGTCGATTGAAAGAAATTGCTTAAATATTGTTAGGAAAAATTTTAGTAAAGTGCCTGCAATTAGTGGGCTTTTTTCATTTTATATCTTATGATTGTGATGTTTTTTAAACTTTATAATAAGGAATGCACATGCCATTTGATAATTTAATGCGTGACACAATTAATGTATATGATCATGAGGGGAAACTAGTAGCTGAAAAGGAAAAAGCTAGCGTTCAAGGTGGTAAAAAAATTATTACGTTAAAAGGTAATTATCCAGTACAGATTGGATATTTTGTTGAGCGCCTAATTCCTAATGGAGTTGTAGAGAAATATCGTGTAATTGAACCAAATTATTATGAAGGTTTGACTTCAATTAAACCACATTATCAGATGGATGTTATTAATGTGAATGCAGTACCTAATCCTAGAACGGCTAGCACTGTTAATACTATTTCGGTTTCTGGAAATGCGCGATATTATCAAAATAGTACAGATAACTCAGTAAACACAATTAACTATACAACCAATGATTACAGACAAGTTTTAAATCAAATCAAGAGCGATTTACTTGATTTGGGTTTGGATGATACTGATTTGCATATGTCTAATAAAGTTTTAGGTAAAATTGAGGAAGAAGTACAAAGCGGCAACCCGAATAAGGGTAGGATTAATACTTTTATTGAGTTATTGCCGGCTGGTGTCACTGTACTAGAATCAGTTACCAAACTGATTGAAATGTGTTCGCCGTAATCAATCAAAATTTCCTATTCCATTATTTTGAGAATTACCGTACAGTATTTATAAGATGGTCGTATTTTGGTTATGACCGTTTTATTTTCTAAAAGCTCATCATTTGATGGGCTTTTTGCTTTTGGAGCATGCAAAATATTGAAACCCATGATCAAGTGTTTGCTGATTAGCTAAATACTGTTTAAGCAAACGCGTAGGGCACCACGAAAGTGTGCACAACCCATGCAGTTCATCGCGCATGGATGGGATATGCAGGAAATACATACCAGATTGGGAGTGATGCCCCGCCATTAAAAAGAGCTGAAAGCTGAAAAGTAAAATACTGTGCCCATCCAGTGGTTTTATAAAGTAAGTGAGTAGCGGTAGGCCACAGTACTGTTATAAAGCTGTGGCAATATTTTTTGGAGGTTCAAATGCTCCGAATTATTAAGCGAATATTCTGTTGGCATTCTTGGGAACACGATTTTGATCTCAATGGTGATGCAATAAAAGAATGCCGAAAGTGTGAGAAGGTGAAACCTGACGTACTTTAAATAGGGGGCTTTCTTGATATAATATTTTTATATTAAAAGAGATAAGCCTATGACAATTACAGAAAAAAATCTATGAAGCACTTCTGGCATATAAAAACTTGTATGGTGAAGAACCAGAGCTTTTATTTGTTAATCTGCAAATCTATGAGGAAATCTTAAAAGAACCTCAATTATGTGCTGAGCTTCAACCTGATAAAAATGATTTCAATATCTTCGGATGCAAGTTAATCCCAGTTGAGCGGATGCAAAATGATTTTAAATATCTGAGTCAAGCAGATGTTGCAAAAGCAATAAAAGAATTTAGCAGTTCACCTACTGATCTTATTCTTATTAGAAAGCTAGAAAAAACAAATCGCAAAGAAGCAGCTAATGCAAGACGGCTTGGCGATGAAATGATGTATAAACATTTTTATATTCCGTATGAGCTAATACAAGCTTATCAACGTTATTATGAAAATAAGGACTTACAGTTTTAAAATTGCCGATCTTTTACGGCGTGAGAAGCCTCAACAATTATGTTGGGGCTTTTTCTTTTAGGAGTAAGTAATGGCTTGTAAAGGCTGTGAAGAGCGCCGTGAAAAGGTGAAGGAACTTTATGAACAAGCAAAGTACCAACTCAGATATGCAATCGATTTGCTTAGAGCTAATCGAACAAAACAATCAGCTGATCAAACAGATGGCCCAAACGTTGAATCTAGTGACAACGGTAATCACTCAAAACAATCAACTGATTCAACTTAATACAGAGCAATCAGCACAAATCAATTATCTACTTGATGAGCTCGATCTTGATGATAAGAAATCCGATCGTGATTTGGATGATGAGTAATAAATCATGTCTCGACCTTGCCGTGAGTTTCGCTGTCCTAACTTAGTAACAAAGCCAAGTCAAAAAGGTTTTTGTGATGAGCATGCTAACAAGCGTAGCAACTGGAACCAAAGAGAAGAGCGTACAGGTTCTACTACTTCACGTGGTTATGGTCATGCATGGCGAAAGTTAAGAGCCTTAATACTAAAGCGTGATGATTATCTTTGTGTGATCTGCCAAGCAAACGGGAAGGTTACTGAGGCCACAGATGTTGACCATATCATTCCACGTGAGCACGGCGGCACTGATGAGTTAAATAACTTACAGTCACTATGTTCACCATGTCATAAAGAGAAAACAGCTAAGCAGGACAGCAAAACTAAATAAGGTAATATTAGATTTTAAGCTATCTATCGAGTACCGATTGCAATAAGGGAAAGAGCCACGCCTCGAGTGAGCCATGATCGCCGTGATAGTTTGGTTTGCAAGTCTAGACAATAGATCAGCGGTAGCGACCCACCAGCCTGTTAATCGACACGAGTCGCTGTTTAGACAAACTAAGCCCCGTCAGAAATGATGGGGTTTTTTAATACCTAAAATTGCACCAAAATCGTGCAAAAAAATCACCTGTTGGGAGGGGGGGAGGCAAAAAGTTGAGGGCCTAGCCCTAGATGACCGCCCCCTCCGTAAATTTTTACGAACGCGAAATTAAAAATTTAGTGGGTTGACAAAATGGGCGGAGTTGCATCGGTTCCCGGTCGTGGTCGCAAAGCAAAGCCGGTTGAGACAAAACGAGCAAGTGGGAATCCTGGTAAACGACCACTTAATAATAATGTTCCAGAATTTACTGAAGTCACAAATATTGATGTTCCTGAATACATGCAAGATTTGGAATTTGCATCAATGATTTGGGTGTCTATTGTTCCTGAGCTTTTTAAAAAATAAGATTCTACGCATCACTGATATGCATAACGTGGAAGGGTTTTGTCTTGCTTATCAAAACTGGCGAAAAGCCCAAATTGAGGTAGCTAAACATGGAATTGTGGTGGCTGGTTCTCAAGGTGGACCTGTAAAAAATCCAGCATTAACCGCGATGAATGAAGCGTCAAGACAAATGGCAATGTTTGGTTCATTACTTGGATTAGACCCCTCATCCCGTAACCGATTAACAGGTGGTGGAAAGAAAAAATAAAGGGAATGATTTTGCGGGAGTGCTAAATATGTGAGGCAATAAATGGCTGCTACCTACCCAAATGTTGACGCTGCCAACAGATGGGCTAAGGCAGTTGTATCTGACAAAATACCCGCTTGTAAATGGGTGAAATTAGCCTGTCAGCGTCATTTAGATGATCTAAAAAAGAGTAAAACAAAAGATTTTCCTTATAAATTTGAACCAAGATTAGCTGAAAAAAGATTCTTTTTGTCGAGCTTTTGCCACATACAAAAAGGTGAATGGGCGCTTAAACGACTCAAAATTAAATTAGAAGATTGGCAGAAATTTGGAATTGCGTGCACCTTTGGCTGGGTACGTAAAAAAGATGGTTTCCGCCGCTTTCGTGAAAGTTATTGGGAAGTACCACGGAAAAATGGTAAGTCAGCAATTGCCGCCGGCGTTGCTCTCAATATGTTTTGTAACGATGGGGAATTCGGTTCTGAAGTTTACTCAGGCGCTACAACAGAAAAGCAAGCATGGGAAGTTTTTAAACCCGCACGACTGATGGCTTTGCGTTCACCAGATTTAGTTGAAGCCGCAGGAATCTTAGTTAATGCAGCCAGTTTAGAAGTTCCTACTGATGGCTCTATCTTTGAACCTCTAATTGGTGATCCGCCTGATGGACAGTCGCCACATTGTGCAATTGTTGATGAATATCATGAACATCATGATTCAAGACTTTATGACACTATGCAGACGGGAATGGGGGCACGCCGTCAACCGTTAATTTTTACGATTACAACAGCTGGTTTTAATATCGAAGGTCCATGCTATGACTTGCGTATTCGTGTGCAAGAAATGTTGCTTGGCTCAATGCCTGATGATGAGCTATTTGGCTGGATATGGACCATTGATGAGGGCGATGACTGGACTGATCCTAGGGTTTTGCAGAAAGCAAATCCTAATTTTAATGTTTCAGTTTATGGTGATTACCTTGAATCGCAACAAAAAAAGGCGATTCAGAATGCTTCAAGACAAAATACCTTTAAAACCAAACATTTAAACGTTTGGGTTTCTGCAAAAACTGCCTTTTTTAATATGGAAAAATGGGCGAAATGTGCAGATAAGTCTTTGAAATTTGAGAATTTTGAGGCTCATCCATGCTTAATGAATGTGGATTTGTCATCGAAAATTGATATAGCTGCACGTATTAACCTTTTTATCGGCAAGATAATGAGGGGAAAATTCATTATTACTGTGTAGCACCACACTTTTATTTACCTGAAGACACGATTTACAACGGTGAAGAAAAGCAGGTAATTAAGCTTTATCAGAAATGGTTCAATTTAGGTTTATTAGAGGCTCATGACGGCTTTGAAAATGACTTAAACCTTATTGCTACGGACTTAATTGAAGATGCGAAGCATGTTTCTTTAACTGAGGTTCCATATGACGAATGGGGCGGTTTCCAAATTGCAAAAACGGTAGATGATGCAGGTTATACATCTATCAAGATGCCTAAAACCACGAAGACATTTTCACCAGCTATGAAGAACTAGAAGCGGCCATTTTATCAGGCCGCTTTCATCATGATGGCAATCCTATTCTTACTTGGATGATAGGTAATGTCGTTTCTAAAACAGGAAAAAACGATTCTGAATTTCCTGACAAAGAGAAAAAGTTCAAAAAATTGATGGTGCAGTAGCACTGTTGATGGGTATTAGTCGTGTCTTGGCATTAACCAGCACACCGGAACAGGATGACCTTTCGAAGCATATCGAAAAACACGGGGTTAGAAGATTGTAATGAGTTTTTTATCAAAAATTGGGGAGTTGATTGGTTTCAAATCAACTCCCCAAATCATTTCTAGTCCTGACGATTTAGCCCGTATTTTTGGTGCGGAATATGTTTCAGGTAATGGGCAACCAGTAACGCCTTTGCGGGCTATGCAGCTTGCAATTGTATTTTCATGTGTTCGGGTATTGTCCGAATCGATGGGCATGTTGCCGTGCAGGTTGTATAAGCAAACTGGAAAGTTTAAAGAACCTGCAATCAATCACAAATTATACGATCTGCTTTCCGTAGCTCCTAATGACTATATGACTTCTCAAGAGTTTTGGGAGCTGTTAATGGTCTGTTTGTGTTTGAGAGGTAATTTCTTTGCTTACAAGGTTTATGCATTAGGTGAACTTGTTGAATTGCTGCCTATTGACCCCTCTACAGTGACGCCAAAGTTAAATGACGATTGGACAGTTGAATATCACGTGACCTTTAAAAAAGGCGGTGTAAAGATTCTGACACAGGATGAAATTTGGCATGTTCGTTTATTCACATTAGATGGTTTAAATGGCTTAAATCCTATTGCTTATGCACGTAAATGTATTGGCTTAGGTTTAGATACTGAAGACCACGGGGCAAAATTATTTAAAAATGGTGCAGTTACTTCAGGGGTTCTGGAAACTCCTGAAACTCTAACAGATGCAGCATTTGCACGACTTAAAACAGAATTTGAAGAAAACTATACAGGCTTAACAAATACCTATAAGCCAATGATTTTAGAGCAAGGTCTCACATGGAAGCCCACAGCTTTAAATCTTGAAGATTCCCAATTTCTCGAAACAAGAGAGTATCAAAAGGCCGAAATTTGCGGCCTTTTTCGTGTGCCACCCTCATTTAGTGGCAGCTATGGACAAAATGACCTTAAACAATATTGAGCACATGGGGATGTCCTTTGTGAACTACTCACTTGTCCCATACATGACTCGAATTGAATCACGTATCCGTGTTGGCCTTCTCAGTGAAAAAGAGCGCAAGAATCATTACGCAAAGTTTAATGCTGGTGCGTTGCTTCGTGGTGACTTGAAAACTCGATATGAATCATATGGGAAAGGCATTCAATGGGGATGGTTAAGCCCAAATGATTGTCGGGAACTTGAAGACATGAATCCGCGTGAAGGTGGGGATATTTATCTAACACCAATGAATATGACAACTGATCCTAAAGAAGGGGAGAAAGATGGAAGTTAAATATTTAAATGTTCCCCTAAAAATCAAATCTGTTTCTGAAACAGGTGAGTTTGAAGGGTATGCGTCAGTTTTTGGTGTAGAGGATAGTTACAGTGATGTGGTTATGCCAGGTGCATTCCAAAAAACATTAGAAAAGTGGGCTGAACGCCAAGATTTACCATCCGTGTTATGGCAACACAAAATGTCTGAGCCAATTGGGCCATTCACTGAGATGAAAGAAGATGACCATGGATTATTTGTCCGTGGACGTTTGCTTATTAATGAAGATCCTTTGGCAAAGCGTGCCCATGCCCATATGAAAGCGGGTAGCGTTAAGGGTATGTCTATTGGGTACATCCTTAAAGATTGGGAATACGACTCAGCAAAAGGCGTATTTCTTTTGAAAGAAATTGATTTGTGGGAAGTGTCAATAGTGACAATGCCTGCAAATACAGAAGCGAAGATTACAGAAGTTAAAACTGCACTTCGTAAAGGCGAAATACCTTCGCCGTCAAGCGTTGAGAAGGCATTACGCGATGTAATGGGACTTTCTCAAAAACAAGCCAAAGCATTTATGGCTAAAGGCTACAGTGCAATCAGTCAGCGAGATGTTGATTTAGAAATTGATGCGCTTGAATCACTTAAATCCTTAAAATCAATTCTCACAGGTGAATAAACATGGCTATTGAAAAGAAAGACATTGACGAAGTTGCAGAAGAATTAAAGGGTGTTTTTGAAGAGTTCAAAAGACCAATGATCAAAAGCTTGACGGAATTAAAGCCGAAAAAGCAAAAGCTTGATGAAAAAGTAGATGAATTGAATCAGAAACTTGGTCAGCTAGATGAATTAAAATCTGAGCTACAAAAAGAGCTAAAAGGCCACAAGCGTCCGGATTTGCCTAACAGTAAAAGATACGGCAGAACATAAGTCAGCCTTTTTACAATTTGTACGTAAAGGTAATGATGAAGGTTTGGCAGAACTTCAACAAAAAGCTGTGCAAGTTGCAGTTGATGCAGATGGTGGTTATGCAGCGCCTGAAGAGTTAGACAAAACGCTTCTTGAACTATTGCGTGATGAAAATCCGATGCGTGAAGAATGCGGTTCTATCATCATTAGTGCATCAGGCTATAAAAAATTAGTCAATTTAGGGGGTGCAAGCTCTGGTTGGGTTGGTGAAACTGATGCACGACCTGAAACTAATACTCCTAAATTGGCAGAAATTATTGCAAGTATGGGTGAGATTTATGCTAAGCCTAAATCAACTCAAACAGCACTAGATGACATGTTCTTTAATGTTGAATCATGGCTTGCTGAAGAAGTAGGTCGAGAGTTCGCAGAAAAAGAAGGGAATGCATTTTTATTAGGGGATGGTGATAAAAAACCAAAAGGTATTTTGGCCCATGCTCTAGCAACTACAGATGACAAGACCCGTCCATTTGGAACCCTACAAAAGTTCGTAAGTGGTACAGCTGGTGATTTTAATGCGGACGATCTAATAGATCTTATTTATGGTACACGTAAAGTATATCGCCGTGGCTCAAAATTCATGATGAATTCTCTTACCTTAGCTAAGGTTCGAAAATTTAAAGATAATGATGGTAATTATATCTGGCAACCAGGTTTACAGTTAGATCAGCCTTCAACACTGCTTGGCTATGCTATTGCGGAAAATGAAGATATGCCTGATGTAGCCGCAGATGCTAATGCTTTAATGTTTGGTAACTTCAAGCGTGGTTACGCTGTAGTTGATCGTATGGGCACCCGTGTATTGCGTGACCCGTACTCAGCAAAACCGTACATTGAGTTTTTATACAACTAAACGTGTTGGTGGAATGCTTTTAGATAGCAATGCCATTAAAGTTCTGACCTTATCCGCAGCTTAAAAGCCCCTGTAAAGCCCCTATTTAGGGGCTTTATTTTTGGAGATAAACCATGCCACCAATCATTATTGTTGATCGTTTTTTCCAAAATTGCCAAAAACAATGGCAACACCATTGTCGGATACGAACCTGGTGAACATGACGTTGAAGAGCGGACAGCTTTAGTTGCTGTAGATCAATTAGGTGTAGCAACCTATAAAGATGTTGACCAAAGCCAAAAAACGCAAAACTCAGAGCCAGAGCCAGAGCCAGAGCCAGAGCCAGAGCCAGAGCCAGAGCCAGAGCCAGAGCCAGAGCCAGAGCCAGAGCCAGAGCCAGAGCCAGAGTCAGTAAAACCAAGCAAGTCAAAAATCTAGTAAAGGTAAATCTAATGGCGATTCTGACACTGGAACAAGTCAAAGCTAGACTTAAAATTGACCATGATGATGAAGATGTTGATTTACAATTAATGATCGACTCTTCATTAAGTGCTTTTGAAGAAGTAACTAATCGTAAGCTTTATGAAATAGGTCAAGTAATTCCTGAAGATGTTTTGAATGGAATTCATGCAACACCAGCTATTATAAATGGTGCAATTAGCTTGATTGGTTATTGGCATGAAAACCCTGAAACGATGGGGAATAGTCAAGAAATTCCTAAATCGACTACATGGGCATGGAATCGACACCGATTTATTAATGTGGGGTGATTTGTGAAAATAGGCAAATTAAAACACCGCATCACGATTCAATCTAAAGTCCGTTCCGGCCAAGATCAGGTAACGGGCAAAATTCTTTATGATTGGGTTACATACTCAACGATTTGGGCGGAAGTAACTGACTTATCAACTAAAGATCAAATCGCAGCAAAAGCCGCACAAAGCACAATTCAAGCTAGGGCAAAAATACGTTATAGCCAAAAATCAAAACTCATCACATCAGATATGCGAGTAAGCTTTGACGGTTATTTTTATCGTATTGATGGTAAACCAATGGCTGATCCAGATAGCCGCCGTGAATATTTAACCTTGAATTTAGCAACAGGTGATACCGGTTGGAACCCTTGAGGTGACCGAATGACTGAAGCAACTGTAAAAATGACTGGTATGGAAGGGATTGAGCGTAAATTTCAAGCTCTAAAAGACCAAAAAGCTGTTAAGAAAATGGCGAGAAAATCTGCACGCAAAGCAATGAAAGTTGTTGCAGATGCTGCCAAACAAAATGCAATGGCCATTGATGATGATGAAACCGCATCAATGATTTATAAAAATATCGTTGTTCAAGGTGGAAAAATCCGAAATAGGAACGCTGTAAAAATTCGAGTGGGCGTGAAGGGGGGCGGAGAGTTCTGGCGCATGAATCAACACGTTTTCCGAAAATCTAAAATGACGGGTAAAACAGTAGTTCTTCCAAATCCTCACTATACGGCGGTTTCAAATGATACACGCCATTGGTGGTTAGTTGAGATAGGAACCAAAAAGACTCCAGCTCAGCCATTTATGCGGCTTGCATTTTTCAACAATCTGCAAAAAGTCACTGATGTTTTTTGCTCCAGAATTCAACAAAGAACTTGATACAGAGTTGAGTAAAGCCAAATGAATATTCCTCCAATTTTCCCATTATTGGCTCAGTCGCCAGATGTTACGAATTTAATTTCTAATCCAGATGGAACTATTCGTGCTTTTCGTTTTGGCTTAGCCGATGAAGGCACAGAAATGCCATATGTGGTTTGGAGGAATATATCAGGTACATCAGACAACAATATTGATGATCGCCCTAATGGTGATCAAGTAGTTATACAGATTGATGTTTATGGTACTGATGATGAAATTGTAGATAAATTAGCTAAAGCAGCCAGATATGCGATTGAACTTGATTGTAATGTGATTTCCTACCGTGACATTGACCAAGACCCGATTACAGCTGAATACCATATTGGATTTGATGTTATGTGGCTGTTACCCCGATAAGATTCAAAAGATACAAGCACCCAAAAGGGTGCTTTTTTTATGCCTAAATTTTGGGAGCGCTCTAAAAATGGCAAAGATTAAAGTACAAGGCACAAATGTTTTTGCATTTGACGGAACGGTTATTAAGCGGCTTTATTGCTTAAAAACTCTTGACCTAGGCTCAGATTCTCCCTACTCGTATTGAAGATACGTGCTTAGAAGAAGAAGAATCAAAGCAATATGCGTATGGATTAAATGACCCTGGTGCAGGATCATTAGGCTATACATTAGATGACGAAAATGACAGCCATTTAGAGTTAATTGAATTTGGTGATCAACGTAAAAAATTAACTTTCTATATTGGTGCACAAGGTTCAACCGCCGTGCCAACAGTTGAAGCTGGTGCCGTGGTGCTTCCTACAACACGATCATGGTGGTCGTTTGGTGCCAATATTACAAGCGGCCAACCAACCTTTGAACCTGATTCATATGTTCAGTATTCAATCCCAATGCAACGAACTACAAAAGTTTCGTTTATTCCAAAAACTCCTGTAGTAAATCCATAAATTAGGTAACAACCATGGCTAAGAAAGAAGTAGCGAAATCTGAACAAAAAACAAAGTTAAACTTTGCAGAAATTTGTTCAGGTGTTTTGGTTAGTACTATTCGTGATGTCACAGTAGAGTTTTTACATGCTGGCAAAAAAGAAAGTACTGATATTCGTATTAAGCAACTACCATTTATTGTTACTGAACCTTTGTATAAACGCCTTAACAAGGGCGAAGATGTGGCAGCGGAATGGATTGCACTTGCATTAGTTAATGAAGAAGGAAAAAACTTTTTAACTAAGGACCAAGTTGACCAACACTTTACCCAAAAGTCTAACAAGTGCAGTTTTCCAATATGTTATTGGTGCAGATGAACCTGAAAAGGATGAAGAGGGAAAGTCCGAATAGATGCTATTGATGAGCTATTTTTTGAATTAGTTCTAAATGGTATAGGTGGAAAAACCATTGCCGAAGCAAAATCTAACCTCTCCTTAAAAGAGGTTAGATATTGGGCTGCATATATTGAACGGCGCGGAAGCTTAAATGGTGGACGGCGTTTTGAGCAAGAATTAGCAAAAATACATCATTCATTATTAGCATTGAAAGGCGTTAAAGACGTTAGTCTTGATTCTCTTATGTCCCATGAATATCCAAATAAAATTTTAGATGTTGATGAGCAGCAAGATGAAAAATCATTAATGATGATGGTTGGTAAGTAAACTATCTTAGGGTGGTTTTTCTTACCTTCCCTTGTTAAAGTCTTCATAAACTAGCAAGGTGAAGACATGAAAAAACTAATATTTTGTACTATTGCTTTAACTTTATCTGGATGCCAATCAACTTATGTACAATCTCAAAGCAATGCTAAAGAAAGTGTAAACAAGTTTGACGGTAAAAAAACATTAACTACAAAAATGTTGCCAGCATGGACCAAAGCCAGTTGGATGAATGGTGGTGTAGGTTTCTCAGGTTTTGCCAGCATTGATAAACCCGAATATATGGTTGTTGAAGTTACTTTCATAAATTCCATTAGTAATATGGAAAAGCTTTTTCTCAACATTGATGGGCAAACCATTGAATATTTTGCTATGAGTAAGCCAACAGATATTTCTTTTGGTCAAGCAACTCGAATTGGAATGAGTAAGAGAGGCTTTTTAGTACCAGTTGCTGATATCAAGAAATTCAAAAATTCTCAATCTGTTAAATTCCGTGTAACCACACTTTCAGATGGTTCAAGAGAAGGTGAATTAGTACGAGATGGTAAGTTGTCACAAGGTGCAACTAGCCTAATAAACATAGCCAATAAATTGTAGAAAATAACATGTAAATGACCCCGCTTAGCGGGGTTTTTTATTGTCTGGAGAAAAGCATGGCGACAAGCTCATTAGGTAGTTTAACCTTAGACCTGATTGTAAAATTAGGTTCATATGTTGATGGGTTAACAAAAGCTGAGCGTAAAGCGAAAGACTCTTCAGACAAAATTAAAAAATCTTTTAGTGGATTTTCTGAGCAATTAAAAGAGTCTCTCAATGGTTCACAAGTTGGTTCCGTAATTGATGGCATCACAGGAAAGCTTGGAGTTTTACGTGGTGGTGTTTTAACAGCAACAGCAGCTGTTGCTGGTATGGCTGTAGGTGGAACAGTTGTGGCTATTGCTGGGCTTTCTGCTATGGCAATTCAAACTGCTAAAGCTGATGCTGAAATGGTAATGCTTGCGAATAGAGCTAAGATCAGTACAACTAATTTCCAAGTTTTAACTGTTGCATCTCAACAACTAGGTATTTCACAAGATCAGTTAGGTTCTATTTTTGCTGATGTACAAGAAAAATTAGGCGAGTTTTCAGCAACACAAGGCGGCGGTGCGGCAGATTTCTTTGATGCATTACGCAACAACACAAAAATGACAGATGCCCAAATTAAAGAGTTTTCTAAAACTTTACAGGGCAAAGATGGTATGGAAGCCATTCAGCTACTAAAAGATAAATTAGACTCTTTGGGAGCATCCTCACAAGAGCAGCGTTTTGTTTTTGAAAGCTTGGCCTCTGATCTAGGCAATTTGATGCCATTATTTGCTAATGGTGGTGATCTTTTAAATCGCTACGGTACAGCACTACAAGAAGCAGGGGTTATCAAAAGTAAGGAAGCTATAGAACAATCACGATTATTAGCTGCACAAACTCAATCTGTACAAACTCGATTTGATGGATTGAAGAACCAATTATCTATTCAAATGATGCCTGTTTTAAATTCGGTATTGAGTTCATTCTTGCAAGGCTCAAATAACGGCAAACAGTTTTCAGGAGTCATTCAAGCTGTTGGGGTAATTGCTAAAGGAGCAGCTCTTGGTATTGTTGCCTTAGCAGCTGGGATTACAAGTATTATCACGCTTATTCAAGGATTTATTGAACAAGCTAAAAACATTGGATCAACAGCGGTTAATGTTTGGAATGCTGATGGTGCTGTAAATAAAGCAAAAGCATTATGGGGTGGACTACAAAATACATGGACACTAGGCTCTAAAACAGTAACTAGTATTGTTGATAATAGTAAACAAACACTTGCAACGTTTGAAAATATTATTGATAGCTCAGGTACTAAATTAGACAATTTAGGCCAATTGTATTATGACACTACTGAAGCGCAGCAGAAAAACACCAGTAGCTTAAAAGTTAATACCAAAGAAGCTGATGAGAATACCAAAGCTAAAGAGAAAGCCGCTGAAGCTGCCAAAAACTAGCTAAAGAGCAGGCTGAACTTAACAAAATGGTTGGTGCAAGTGCTTTAGCAGGGCTACGTATAAAAAGTGCTGAAGCTATGGCAGGGGGGCAAAGTTCGGGCTTATACAGCTAATTTTGCACAGATGGTACAAACTTCGCTGAATGATGGTTTAAGCCGTTTCACTGCATTTAATGATAGCTACCACAAAGGTACTACAAGTAAACATGCAACAGGTAATGCTTTTGATTTTACGCTTGAAGATGCCAGTAAATCAGCTCAAGCAGTAAGTCAACTTGAAAGCTTAGCTAAACGTTATGGCTTCGTTGTAAGAGTTCTTGATGAATATCGCAACCCTTCTAAACGTGCCACTGGTGGGCATATTCATGTTTCTGTACTTGGCTATAAGGGAAGCGCGGAAGCACTGAAAGATGCTTCAGCAGAACTTGAAATCGTTAAGAAATTTAATGATGACGCTAATAAAATCCGTGAAGAAGCTGCAAAGCAACAACTTTCAGTACGTAGTAAATATTTTACAGAACTGGAAAGAATTGAATCTGATAATGAGCAGGCAATTAAAGATATTAAAATTGCATTTGCTGGTGATGATGAAGCAATAAATATCTATCTACGTAAGCAAGAAATTGCTTATAAAAAAGATATGGAAGAGTTTAGACGAGCTCAGAAACAGAAATATGATAGTTATGAAACGGATTTACTTAACAAAATGGCAAATGCTGAAGGAGCTATTGCACTTTCATCAATTGCTCAGCGTTATGGTAAAGATAGTTTTGAATACAATGTTGCAAATCTCAACCTTTCTTCACGTTCTGCTAAAACGCAAGAGTTTGATGACTACACAAATACAGTAAATAAAATTAATACTGATTTTGCAGCACCAGACCAAGAAACCCAGCGATTTAAATTACTTGAAGATGCCAAAGCAGCGCACATTGCAAAGATGAAATCTTTGGATGTTGATTACAACGATAATGCAAAATCATTAGTTGAAGAGCAAAAATCTAATCAGTTAGGTTTATATGCCAATTTAACTAGTAATGCTGCATCGGCTTGGGGCCAACTCACTGACATAATCGGCAAGCGCCAAGGTGAACAATCTAAGTCATATAAAGCAATGTTTGCTATGCAAAAAGCCATGGCAATCGCTTCTGCAACTATCAACACTTATTTAGCTATATCTCAAGCTTGGGCTGATCCTTCTTTACCGTTTTACGCAAAAATTGCAGCTTCAGTTGTTGCTGGTGCGTCTGGTATTGCTCAGGTTATTGCTATTTCTCAACAAGAACCTTCTGGCTTTGCTGATGGGGGTTTTACGGGTTATGGCAGCAAGTATCAGGTTGGTGGTGTTGTACACAAAGGTGAAGTGGTTTGGTCCCAAGACGATATCAAGCGATGGGGTGGAGTTGGTATTGTTGAATCAATGCGTAAAGGCTCACCGAACGGATTTTCGGATGGTGGTGTTGTCACCGGCGATATCCTTGGCGGTATTGATATTGGGTATAAACCTAATGCCTTCTATAGCAAGAGTTTAGAAAATACTTCAGCTCAACAACCTCAAATTAATATCTTTAATAATTCTCAAGCTCGAGTAAATGCAAGCACCAATGATGATGGCTCAGTTTCTATTGAAGTTTTCGAAGCCCATTTATTGAATGCATTAAGCAACCCGAACAGCAGAATTAGTAAAGGTATTGCAACTCATACAACAGCGGGGCGTAGACGATAATGACTGTTTTAGACAGAATGATGTATTGTTCAACGCAATCCGGTTACTCCGCTCAATTGGGGGATGACGTCACCATGGTTGATTTACCTGGTGGCGCGCCGCGATTTCGCCGTTCAATTAATGGTACATATCACACTGTTAATGTTCAGTGGATTCTTGGTCCTAAAGGATTTGAATATTTAACGGCGTTTTATCGCCGTTGGAAAAGAAATCCGAATAAACCGTTTCTTGCTAAGTTGTGTGTAGATGCTCCATTAGTTGAAGACTATAAATGTCATTTTTCTAGTTCCCCAACGATTAATGGAAAGCAAGGTAAGTTTTTCACTATTACTGCTCAATTACGGGTACGTCCATTAGACACAAGTGATGCTTTAGATGATTTAATTGTTGAAGCTGGAAATCAAGGACATTCTCTTTCAGATTTATTTGATCCTTTAGATAAATTGGTACAAAAGGATTTACCTAAGGCTTTAGGAGATGTAATTAATGGCTGATTACATTGATCCTGCATTTTTTTAAATAGCGCTGGTGTTGAGCTGATTGAATGTATTGAAATAAATCATCCTTCCTTCTCAGCACCTTATCGTTATATGTGTAATAACACAGACCCTATGGTTTTGGCTGGTAATACTTATCAATACACTCCGCTTCAAATCGACAAAAATAATATCAGTAATGACTTAGAGCAGGGTATGAGTATTTCTTTTGCTGATATTGATGATGATTTTTCAAAAGCAGTTTTCAATATTCCCAAAACTGAATTCTCTCGTATCCGTCCTACATTTCGTTATTTTGGCTTTAGAGATGACCAACTTGATGAACCCGTTATTACTTTTCAAACTTTAGAAATACCCAAAATAAATAAAGATAGTTTGGGTAAAGTGACATTCGAAGCTAGAGCACCCGGCTTAAATGATGTCGCAACAGGAAAAATTTATACATTTGAGGATTACCCACTTTTAAGAGGTTCTTAATGACAATTAATAATCTTTTAGATAGGACGTGGAAACCGAATTACACCTGTTTTGAGTTTCTTTGTGAAGCGTGGCAACAGGTTACAGGGTTGAATTTACAACAGCGCTTAAACGAGTTCTTAAATGGAAAAGGTGATTTTAAAAGCCTAGATGTACCTATATCACCCTGTATTGCCTTTTTTTCAAATGGTTCAAAAAGCTCAACACATGTTGGGCTTTTTTTATTGCGGTAAGGTTTTGCATTTAACTCCGCGCGGGGCTCAATTTGTACCAATTGAAACCATTTCTATTAGATTTAAAGAAACGAGGTTTTATCAGTGAAAAAGGTAATTATTGTTCCAGATCAAATGGATAAAACAACATGGTCAGAGGAATATGTTGAAGATGTGTGCGCTTATCTTTATCAACAATTTGATAAGAAATTACCAGAAGGAACAATAATTTATCATAACCATTTTGCAGAATCGCAAAAGCTTCAATTTCGTCAACATTGCATTATTGAAGATATTGCACGTCTACAAAGTCTTGAAGGGACTTTTTACGTTGTAATTAAACCGCAGGGCTTAGACTGGAGAGTTATCGGATTTGTTTTCGGTTGGGTTGAGGGCTACATGTGGAAGATGATGAATCAACCACTACCTGATCAATTTATTTCTTCAAATAACCAATTAACTAACCGACAAAATACATCACGCATCAATGGACGAGTTCCTGATATTTTTGGTCAAGTTCGTTCAACACCTGACTTAATCTCAACTCCATTTCGCTACTATGATGCTGTAACGGGTTTAGCAACTGAATACTCAATGATGGCAATTGGCCGCGGGCATTTTCTAATTGAAGATGCTAAAGAGGGTGATACAGATGTTGGAAACATTACTGGCGCAGCATTATCTGTTTATCCACCAGGTGCAGATTTAACAGGCACACCGCAATATCAAATTGGGGAAAGCTTTACTGAATATCCGCTCTATATTCGCAAATCAAGCGCAATTAATGGTCAAGAACTAGAAAAACCTAATGATGATGCAATTGGAGACAGACAAGGTTTTTTTCATTTATCCAAATATAATTAGAGCTCGTGATTCAAGTGTTGATTTCACACAATGGTTTCAAGCAAATGATAACCTTTCTTTATTCAATGCACAGGTTGGCACAATTGATATGTCAATCGATGGTAACTTTATTGCAAATAGTAATTTAACCATTCGTATTGAATCTGAAACTTATATTGATGATGTTGGAGGATATCGCGGTTTAACACTTTCGGGATTTATTGTTGAAGTGACCCGAACAGTAATTGTTGATGGTGTGCCAACATTGCAAACAACAGAATATGATCTTTCAGGTAATTATAAGGTTTCTAGTGTGACGTATGAGGTATCGGGTACTAATTACATTTATATAATTACTTTATCAAGCCCAAAACTTGTTAACTATAATTGGAATTATATAGACCAAAATAGTAATACAGTCACAGCGGCTGCTACCTTTACCGATAATCAACATGAAATAGATTTGGATGGAACTTATACAGTGTCATCTGTTGTTGGATATAGTCCAGCAGAGGGCAGTGTGCCTGCATCATATTCATCTATAGCTTTAATTTTACCTTCAGCAATTAATCCCGCTTGGGATGATTTACAAACATTAGTTGATCAATCTACAGAGCCACAATTTGTATCTGTAAGGCTGAATGTTATCTCATCAAAATGGGTTGGTTGGTACGATATTAAGTTCGCACAAGCTGAAGGTATGATCTTAAATTTATACTATCCTCTAGGACTTTATTGGTCTTCTAAAAAATCAGGAATGCAATATGAAGCCTCAAGTCGAATAACAGTTGAGTATCAAAAGCTAGATGCGATAACAGGTAACCCAGTAGGTGACGTATTTCAGAACGTTACGGTTATTGAAGGTCGTTTTTTAACAGATTTTGGTAGAACAATTCAAATTAACTTTAGCAGCAGCTTTACCGGAGCATTTAGATTTAGACTATGTTCTGACCAGCCTGTTGGAGATATGTATTATCGTAGCACTGCTAAAATTGAAGATGTGTATGGTATTGCTACAACTGACAAAACTACTTATCCCGATGTCACAGTGGTCCGTTACAAGGCTATAGCAACCAAAGCTGCAACATCTGTTAAAGAGAAAAAAACAAATCTTCTAGTTACTCGAAAGCTACCAGTTGATGGAACTGGTGAATTGGTTGCTACAAAACAAATTGACCAAATTATTATCAATATGGCTTTAGATGATCGTATTGGTCGCCGTTCATTAAGTGAGGTTGATATACCCCAAATCAAAGCAGAAACTCAGGTTATTCGGGATTACTTTGGCTCAGAGGTTGCTACCGAATTTGGTTTTACATTTGATGATGCGAAAGCTTCTTTTGAAGAACAGATTCAGCGTGTCGCAGCGGCAGGGTTTAGTGAAGTATTCAGAATGGGAAATAAGTTGCGTTTGAAGTTTGAACAGCCTCAAGATAACGCGGCTCTATTATTAAATCATCGTAATAAAATACCACGTACTGAAAAACGCTCGTTGTCTATTGGCAATGAAAAAGGCTATGACGGGGTAATAGTTGAATACACTGATCCAGAAGATAACACGGCAGCAACTTATTCAATTCCTGAAGATGGCACTGCAAAAAAATCCTTTAAAGATAACTGCATATGGAGTTAGGTCTTTAGCACAAGCACAAACCCGTGCATGGAGAGAATGGAATAAACTGCAATATCAGATATTGGGTGTAGAGGTTGAGGCGACAGATGAAACAGAGTTGTTATTAAGAAATGATTGTTTATTGATTGCTGACAATACCAATATTGCAACGCAAGATGGCGATGTACTTGCAATTGATGCTTTAACAATAACAACTTCTCAAGACGTAATATTTGAAGATGGTCATCAATATTATGTTTATCTTCAACTTTCTAATGGAACAGTTGACATGATCGAAGTATTCCCTGGCGAATATACAGATCAAATTATTCTACAAAGACCTCCTCTCGAACCTCTAGTTGTTGGTGAAGACCGCTATACCAAAACTAAATACGTTGTAGTCTCAGACATAAATGTTGGTACAGATATTTTCATGTTGAATGAGAGGGAGCCAGCCACTCGAATGACGAACAAATTGACATGTTCAAACTATGACAGTCGATATTACGAGATGGACCATAGTTTCTTTTAATTTTTAACCAGACTTCAAGCACCCAAAAGGGTGCTTTTTTATTAAGCTTGGAGAAAGGCATGGCTGATTTTGTTACTGGTGAGCAGCTAGAAAATGCATCAAAAAACTGTAATAGCTTTGATTTGTTTTTTCATGGCTCTGATACCGAAGACGTTATTACATATTTGGGGAAAGTATTTCCAACACTGTCAAAAGTCTTAAAATTATTTTTTGAAGCAGGTTTATTTAGACCATTTCAAACAGAATCACAATTATTGTCTTATGTTCCTACAACTAATCTAAGTGCAGCTTATGCATTTGATACAAAAAAATTGTACTTGTGGCAACTCAAATCTGGATCAACAACAGAATATGAGTGGAAAGATGAAGGCATAAGTCCTCTTGATTTGGCAAAAAATGATGCAACCAACAAAGCTAACACAGCAGAAATAAATGCAAAAAGTTATGCATCAACACAAGCGAATGCCGCTGCATCAAATATCAAGCAATCAGATTCGGTAAATTTGCATGAATTTACTGACAGTGAAGGCGGTGTTGTAGCTGCAATCAACTCAAATGGTGAAAGCGTTGCACAAGATTTTAGGGGGGAGTTTGGAAATTTAAATGCATTAAGCAAAGCTGTAGAAACAACAGAAGCCCCGAGTCTGCACACGTTTGCTGATGCTGGAGGTAATGTTGTTGCGCGACTAACTGCAGCAGGAGATTTTCAACCGCAAGATGTTGTAACTGATTCGGGAAGTTTTAATACAATTGCTAAAAAAGTATCTGAATATGAAATTCAAAATGCTCTATCAGTTGAAACAGATGTAGAAGGTAATATTCTTGAAATTATTAAGCCAGATGGGACTATTGTTCCTTCAATTACACCAGCCTCCTACGGTATTGCTGAATTTAGAGCTGGTGTAGCAAGTCCAGACATTATGAATGATGTTGGAAAAGCAATTGATAATAATCTTGTTAAAAATGATACAGCTTTAAAATTCACAGTCACTGTAAGTCCATTTTTGGCAGACGAAACGCGACATCAACGCATGGCTGATGCTGTATTAGTTGGGCCCAATCGGATGTATGTTGCATTTTCCCAATTCAGTACGATGAGCACAGACCAAGCAGACGGTCGTTTGGTTGGTCGTTTTGTAGATTTTGATTTAATAAATCAAACAGCCACGATTTCAGAGACAATTCCAATTATTGGTGAAAAAATCGGAAGCTTATATAGACACCCCAATTTTATCAAATTGAAAGACCGTATATTAATGATATTTAACGGTCCCTTACCTCAGCTTATTGTCTACGAGTCACTAGATAACTGCCAAACTTGGCAAGAGAAAAACCGTATTGATACTACAGACGGAAAGCCTTGGGCATTAGCTCTTAATTCAGCAGTTCTTATTGAAGAGGGCCGATACAAAGGCCGCATAGTATTATCGCTATTCACTTATCAGGCAGATGGTTTGGTAGGTACTGTATACAGTGACGATAACGGGGTTACTTGGATACGTGGTCAGACATTACATGGAGCTGAGCTTTTTTCCCAACTATGCGACTATTAATGAAACATCGTTAGCTGTAGATGCTCAACAAAATTTAATCTTTATTATCCGTAATGAAGCTACAACACCAGAGTCTAGATACTTGATTTTCGCTAAATCAACCGATGGGGGTGAGACACTTCATATATTTGAACAAACAACACGCACACCAGCTTTAGCGTGTCAGACAGGTTTAAAACAGATAGCACCACAGTTCTATGACGGATTGCCTAGAATGTTTGCAACCTGCCCAACGACTGGCGGAGGAAACAGGGAGGGCTTTCGATTCCGTATTTCATACGATAACTGTATGAGCTGGGCACATGAATATAAACCCTTCGCAGAAACGTTACGGGTAGGGTATTCAACAGTAATTCCACTTGATCAAAAAACGTATGCTCTAGTTTACGAAGAGGGGACTATGAACGCATCACAATCTATCAAAATCACATTTCTTAACTTAGCAGAGGTGATCTAATATGGCTGTAGTAATCCAATCAAATAACGTTTATACGGGTAATAAAGCGCTGCCAAACATTATTGACAGTATTACGCAAACATCATCAAAAACTCAATTTTTAAAAAAACTGTATGCAACTATTAATGGTGATACAGCATATATTACAGATGCTAATTCTGATGTTCTTTTCGATGCTTTAAAAGCTCATCGAACTCGTGTTTTGACTGATGGTGGTTTAATTCCTTCGCTTGCAAATACATTACGAGCATTAATTTTTGCTAAACAAAATAGTTTGGTTATAGCTGATTATTCTGCTTTCGCTGCTGACTTCGGTATTAAACTAGTAGGTAATACAGTTACAAAGCTGTACGACATTGCTGGTCGTGACATGAAGGTAAATTCAGGTACATTTGAACGTGCAACTGATGCAGGTTTTAATGTAATTAAAAATACGGCAACATCTACTTTGATTTCTGAAAGCTCTATTCAAGGGAATACGGGAATGATTTTGGGATCAAGCCTACATGATGCAGATGCCGGCTCAAGCTCATCGCAGGCAGTAAAAGGGATGTATATGTCTGATACTGCAAACGGCTCCGGTACTGGTGTTGGTTATCTAGAATCAAATCAAGGTGGTTCTAGTCGTCTTTATTATAAGCTTCAAGCTAATAATACTATGACAAGTTTGCCGTATGATCAGTCTGTAAACTATAAAAAATATAGCGGTTTGGTTGGTTATCTTTCAAACTCAAATAACAGGGTTGAGATTTATGAAAACGGCATCTTGAAAGCTGGTGCTACCGCAACACAGATTGATTTAAGTGCAATTAATATCTATCCAGTTATTTCTGCTTTGTCTTTAAATTCTTTCATCCGTGAGTCGTGGATTATCAGAAGTACATCGCAAAATTTAGCGATGTTGCTAAGTAACTATTTGAATAAAAGTGTTTAATAAATAATTGATAAATAGCCCTTATGGGCTTTTTTTTATTGCCAAAATTTAAGGAGCCAGTTATGGCTGAACCAATTAGTACCGCAGGTGCAAGTGCTTTTTCAAAATCTATGGAATGGCAATTGTCGTTATATTAAGTACAGCTCTTATTGCTCTTGTAGTGATGATGATCAGAATGCCTAAAAACCCTCAAGAATGGGCAGTTGGTTTAATTTGCACAGTTGTTTCGAGTATTACAGGTGGATCCTTTTTATTATGAAATTTGGCTTACATGAATGGGTCAATAATGTTTGGGGTGTTCTAGCCTTGGGAGGATTCTTTTTGCTTGTGGTTTACCTGGTTGGTTCATTGTGAGAGTAACGGCAAACTTTATTAACCAGCGCGAAGGCAAAAATATTGTCGAAGTGGTCAAAGAATTAAAGAAAGAAATTAAAGGCGAATGAAAATGAACATTGAACAATATCTTGATGAACTTATTAAACGGGAAGGTGGTTATGTTAATAACCCCGCAGACCGTGGCGGTGCAACTAAATTTGGTATTACAGAAGCTGTAGCGCGCGCGAATGGGTATAAAGGCAGTATGAAAGATTTACCCCTTGATGCAGCAAAGTCTATTTATAGAAATCAATATTGGGTTACTCCACGATTTGATCAAGTAAACGCAATAAGTTCAGCAGTAGCAGAGGAACTATTAGATACAGGTGTTAATTGTGGGACAGGTTTTGCTAAACCATTACTACAACGCGCTTTGAATCTTTTGAATAACCAAGCAAAAGCAGGATGGCCTGATCTTGTGATTGATGGTGTATATGGCTCGGAAACGCTTAGAGCTCTAAAAACCTATTTAGCAAAACGTGGGAAAGACGGCGAGAAAGTGCTTGTGCGAGTTCTCAATATTATGCAAGGGCAGCGTTATATCGAAATCTGTGAGCGCAACCCAACACAAGAGCAATTCTTTTATGGTTGGATTGCTAACCGGATTTCTTTATGAAGGCACTAGTATTGCTGTGCATTCTGTTTTCAGGGTGTACAGCTTATACCATCAATAATAATGTGAGTGTGGGCATTTGTGTTAAAGCTCTATAATGAAATTGTTTATTTCATGAGGGCTTTATCATGCTTCAAATTCGATTAGATGTTTTGGCGGCTGCAAGGGCAATTAGCTACTGCATATTTTAATGTACCCAAAGCAGAGTTTTCACTTATACAAAATCATAGAGACGGCGCAATTCTTGTCGAGATAAGTGCAAAAACACATCTTGAAACGTCACCAATAATACACATTAGATATGAGCAGGATGGTACAAATATTACTGTCAAAGTTCCTCCTGTTTATAATCCTGTGACTCAACTCTACGCTGATGATTATGCCTTCTTTGTTGAATGGCTAAATCGAGTCTATACAGAAGATGAATTCGTGATTGCCAATAAAGATTTTTGGATACGCAAAGGTAGAATACAGACAAATAAACTTTTTTAAATGAATAGATTTTGTTCAATCAATTTAAGTTAAAAACCAAAAAAATAAGAAGTAAGACAATTTTAGTACAGGAAGATAAGCAGTGATTTAAGTCTTTTAGCTCAGTATGTTAAGGCTTTTTACGGTAGAGAATTACCGTATAAATTCATTTACCGCAAAAAATACTGCAAACATTACGGTAATTGGCGGGAACAATTGGTACTTATTGAAACGTTTATTATTCTGTTATATTAGGCGTATCAAGGGTTTTGGGAATAATTGAAACCTTATGATACCAGAAACTGGTGCGCCCGGCGGGGATCGAACCCACGACCCCAGGCTTCGGAAACCTGTACTCTATCCAACTGAGCTACGAGCGCACATGTGTGGGCCACATCATAGGAAAAAAAACACCAATAGGTAAAGCACGAAATAGGTAACAAGTGGGTTTAATGCTTAATTAAACAGCAACTTGTTGTTTTTTTTAGATGCGTTGTTGAATAAGTTGAATTGAATAATTAATAGAATGGAGCGTATGTGCTAGCTCATTAGGCGGAATACGCGACTCCTGTAAGCTGGTAATCCATTGCATTTGGCACATTTTAAGCTCTTGAAGCGTTTTTATTTGTTCTATTTTCTGAATAAGTGGTTTTGCCATAAGCCCACAATATTGACTCAAGCTTTGCTTCATCAACTGTTGTATTTCTTCAAAAGAGAGCTGTTGAACTGGAATTGGTGGCTGGGTATTTTCAGTATTTGTAGATTGCAAAGATGGTAATTGAGTAACCTGAATTTCACTAACTATATTGTCACTTTTATTCTCATCTATAATATTTTTTGATGAGCTTCTATTGTAGTTACGGATGATGGTGGGAAATATATTTGTTCATTTAATTCTGAATAATTTTCGCCAGAAGGAGCAATGAGTTTTAAGTCGATAAGCTGTTGAATAAGCTCTGGAGATGCAATACGTTTTTTAAATTCGCTATTTAAATTTTGAAAATCTTCGTGATCTATTAATAGTAGTAAACGTCTTTGTTTTGCATTTAAAGTAATGTTGCGTTGTTGAAGCGCGACTCTTCCTAAATTGGTTCGATAAAAACCAGCCATCATTCTTCCCCAAATAAAAAATAAATCAGACTGTCCAATTTTCTTGGTTGAACAGTACTGTTTTTAATAAAATATAAATGGGGTTAACGATAAAACTCAAAAATGACAATATGATGAAGAATTGATGAATATCATCTATTTAAGTCTTTAAAATGCGCCTTCTAACGCTTTACGTAAATAGACGTCAAGTTCATCTTGACGTAATAACCATTGAATATAGTCTTTAGGAAGTTCAGCAATAGCTGTGCCTTTATGCTTACCAAAATTAATAGTCGTAGGGATACGTGCTTCTTCAGAAACTCGGTAAAGCTCTTCAATGTCTTGAATATTTAAATGATAGACAATATGCATCAAAATATTAGCAGTCAAAATAATATCCGCATCGGCTCGGTGCGCGCCTTTGAGCAATTCTCGAGCTTTACTGCTGCCTTGAGAAATCATATAGATGAGTGCAGAAATATTATGCGCTTCTGCATCAGGCCAAGTTTTGCGTGCTAAAGCTAGTGTACAAATCGGTTTGATATTCGATACATCCACACCACAACGAGCAATCGCGGCAATATCGTAATCAATATTGTGACCAATAATATAAGTTGTAGTCTCTGGCAATTTAAAAAGTTTTATAGTGGGGCTGGTTTTCTAAATCTGACTCTAATATATGGTGAACTGCCATAGCCGCGTAAGAAATAGGGGTACCGACTTGATAGAGCTGATCGAACAATTTGCTTTTATCTAAGGTGAGCTTGCCTTCATTAATTTCAATCGGGGCATACGCAATTTCAATAGGCAAACCATTTAGTGTATGTGTTTCTGTATCTAAAATAATGGTTTGCAT